AAAGTATATAATGTCTTTAGACATTTATTTAATCGTCTATTAGACTTTACCTCTGTACTGTTGAGTAGCTGCCGTAATAGTAGCACCTGATGGGGTGTACGAACCGAGAATATTATCGGCTTTAGCACTTGCGCCAGTAACATTAGCACGTCCAGCGCCACGAAGCGTAGTACCAACATAACGAATGCCAGCCGCGGCTACAGCCATATCAGCTACTGCTGAGGCACTAAGAATGGTATGGAAAATGTTAGCTTGTGCATTTACAGCGCTCAAACACGCCCTTTGTGCACCCCGGAATTCGCAGTTTTCAAGACTGACCGCTCCGGTTCCAGCTACGTGAATACTATTAGCCGCAGCTACTGGGGTAACTCCGCCAGTACTTACGTTAAAAATACAATCCTTAACAGTAAGTGTAGCTGCCGTTGAAGCACCTGCAACACTAATACAATTACTAACAGCTGTAAGTGTCATATTTTCGATACGAACATTACCTGTAGTACCAGATGCAACAGCAATTCCAGGAACAGTTACGTCCAGCGGACTTCCAATTCCTTTAATTGCCACGCCATTAGAACAACTAATGTTGGAATAAGTGCCAGGATAAAGTTCCACTGTGCTACCAGGAGTCAACTGACTACCAGGAATATCACCGTAGGCTTTAAACTGGGCATTTTGGGTTAGTTGTGGACTAACCTTATGAATAAATTTTTGTAGAGCCATAACTCTTTTTCTCCTTTGTGGGCAGGGGGCTACGCCCCCCACCAGTTAAGATTATGTTATTTTTTATGCAGAGTGAAGTGCTACTGCATAAGAATATTTAGTAGCATCTAAAGCTGCATTAGTATTAGTAGTCAAAGCCTTGAAATCAAATCGAGTGCTCATATACATAGCAGTTACCTGCTGACGAGGCTCATATTCACTTTCGATCTCCATTCCACGTCGCTCAGCAATCAGGAAGCCTGGCTTATACATAAGCAATCCAATCTGATTACCAGCTGTGCCAACGTTATCCAAGTATTCGGTAATAACCACTGGAATTCCGTAAATAGCACCCAACGAACCTGTAAGATACGTTGCGTTTGGTCCGAATTTATCTACTGTCGTAAAATCGCTGTCCTGGACAAGAGAATTATATCCCTCAATTGATGTTAGGAAAACTAGTTGATTACCTAACTGAAGTCCATATTTTCCGAGCTTACTACGAGAATCTGCAATATCGGCTGGTTGTGCTTTAGTACCAGTTGCGCCCGTGCTTTCACGGAGGCCAGCAATATCATAAGCAAGGGTTACAGCGCCTTTAAATACGCACTGATATCCTGAACCTGCAGTAATAGCATTAGTTGGAGCAGCGTTAAAGCCCTTCAACGTGCCATCACCGCGGAGGATTCCCTTATCGATGGCACGAGCCAAACGACGGGTTGCACTTTGGCGAAGGAAATCGAGAAGTGGAAGAATAGTATCCTCTTCCTCATCCTTAGCTAGATGAGTAGTCGCCATAAATTTATTTGGCGAGAACGTTACTGCAGAAATGGTGTTTTGACGCGTAGTTGGAACACGGGTTGAATCAGAAATGCTCTGAGCAAACGTGCCAGACTCAAACTGCGCCACATCTCCATTAGTATCTTCATCAGCCACTGGTACACGGAAGTTACGAGCATCAACAGCAATACGCTCAAACATAGGGGCGATTACAAGCTGTTGCTGCATCTCTTCGTATACGTTAGTGGAAAAATTACTTAAGAAAGCATCAACTGATGTTACCTGCTTCATTCGAGCACCAAGCTTGGTGTCAAATGGATCAGACTTATTAAGAGCTTTAGCCAGCATAAACGCGTTACTCATCTCTGCAGAAGTAAACTGCTGTTGAGAACGCGTACTTTCTTGATAGACCATTTTATTTTGGGTATAAGCTGCAATTTGCTCCCTATACTTACCAACTTCGGCCTTCAATTCAGAAAGTGCTTCACTCTCACTAGGGGTATAGTTGGATTCTTTCTTATCTTGGGCGTCGCTTTCATTAACAATTGCTTCGCCCGTCTTCTGCACCAGTTCTGCCACTCGCGGCTCTGAAACTTTGGTGGTAATGGATGCAGGCGGAACCTCTTCGATCGGAGCCGAAGAAGCAACGACTGCTGCCGTCTCCTCACTCTTATTCTCAGATGCCCCAGTATCAATTTTGACAATGTCACCTACTGGTTGAGTAGCCATATCATCATTCTCCTTTTTTGATTTATATTTTAGTCCATGTACTGACAATAAGATGTTTCTCTCCTTACTAGGTTCGATCTTCTTAAGTTCATCAATCATGGTATTTACATAACGGGCATACCTATAGTCAGAATCTGCCCATTCAGTGGTGGGGGTTGCTTTTAGGTTGAGTAGTGTATTAAGTTTTTGTTGGTAATTAGAATTAGATTTAACAAGGTCTTCATTTTTTAATTTATAAGCGTCTTGTTCACTAATATCTGTGATATCAAGATATTTATTCTTAATATCGGCTCTATTAGAATCTGTCATATGCGAAGGACTAGATATATTTGTTAAAGAAATATCATAGTTTGATCCTATATCCCAGGTGTTAACAGCGGCTAATTTTTCTGCCTCAACTGTTACCTTATTATCTCTTGAATTTCCATTTAAGTCAATTTCTAAAAATTTAAAATTCGGGGATTCGGCAGTTGCGACTTTGATAATTTTATATCTCTTGTCTCCGTACTTTACACATTGATCATGCTTAAGATTTGCCGTCTCCATAGAGAGCATATTAATAAATGGGATAGGCTCATAAGGATCAGATTCCTCAGTGATTTCTTCCTCAGAAAATTCTTCATCCGAAGCTTCCAAAATTTCTTCTGTTTTTTCAGCAACTGGTTTATCAATTACTGAAACAGAATCTTCATCAGTGGTAGCCTCAATATTTGTATCTTGTGAAGATTCTTCTGCCTTGATCTCAACTTGAGAATCCTCTTCAGACATCTCTTCAACTACCGTAACTCCAACTTCTGGAGTGTCTTGAGAAGCCATTTGTTCTGAGGGAGATAAAGGTCTGTCGTCAATATTATTCATATTGCTAATCTCCTCTTCTATTGGCTCAGCCCTTACAGGCCGTGCTGACACTACCATTGTGTGAGAATGAATTACAGGATAATCAGCGTCTAAAACTCTGTAATCCACAATTCTATGATAATGGTTCATCTTATGCGAAGCATAAGTAGTCACCCCATTACCCCCATCATCTATTTCATAAGTATGATAGTGATCGGCAACTACGTCGGTTATCCCAACCTTAATTCCCATATCCTTCTCACGAGTGTCA